ATATAGGTTTATTTGCACTTCCTAAATTATCTTTATTTAATAAATATTTTTCAATCATATTATGATAATAACCATTTGTTTTTGTATCACTATCAAGTTTTAATCGTTTATATAATGTAGATAAACCCATAAATACTATAAAAATTATTATTAGTTTAGTAAACTGCATATATATAATATATAAGACATTTTTTCATCTAATAAATCTATTTAAGAGTTCTTAATATATTCCATAATTTTGTATTAGCTTTTTCTGCCTGTTCTGCTTGTTGTGTTAATCTATATGCTAACTGAGTATTTTTTTCATCTTCTATATTATTATTTCTAATAATTTGATTTTCAGCCTCTTGTTTAGACATTGGTTTAAGATTTTGTCTATTTCTAAATTCACGAAGGCTACCAATATTATTAAATTTTTGAATTTTTTCATAATCATTATTTGATACAGGTATAACTGTTTCTGTATGTGCTATTTTAACATCATCATATGCCAATTTGCTAAATACAGATGCAGAATATGATTCAGGTTTGCTGTTATCTAATTCATTAAGGCTACCTATAGATGACATCTCATTTATTTTGTCTATTTTAACCAATGCTGATAAAGATTCTTTTTTTTTATTTATTATATCATGCATCTCTCTAACCGATTTAATATCTAAATCTTCTGTATCATTTTCAGATTTTAACCAATCTCCATATCCATTTTCTGATAGATTAGAAATGTTAATTTTTTCAAATGTTTCATTAAACCATTTGTTAAAATTTTCACCCCTTTTTTTTTGCAAATTTTTTACAATTAATTTTTTTCCTTCATCATCATCACCATTAGAGAGATATTCCACTTTGGCCTTATTTTTATCTAAATGCGTATTGCGTTTATTTTTATATTCATAAACATTTTTCAACACTTTAAACACCTTTGTATAAAATAAAAAATATTCTTTATCTAGACCACTTTTATCAGGATGTAATTTTAATACCATTTTATAACATTTTTTTAGATCATTTGTATCAAAATTATTATCTATATTAAATAATCCTAATATATCATCTAAATTATAATTATTTATATCTAAATCAATATCTAATTTTGACATTATTTATAATAAATAAACAAACATTATTTTTTTATTATAACTTATTTTGTCATTGCTGTAACTTTCGCAAAAAAATTATCTAAATCATGAGTTTGTGCACTATTTACACTGAAATCCGGTGCCCACCAATGATTTTTATTACGATCTGGATTTGAAACATACGCAAAAATTACAGGTACACTACGAACCATTTTTTTTTGTTTATATGCTAGATATAATTCCATATTTTCATCCTCCTCAATATCTATATCAAAACATAAAACTTTTTCTGGATACTTTTTAAATTTATCATGACAATATGGTTTTATTCTTTGACAAGGACCACACCATTCTGCACCACATTTTATAATAATAGCAACACTCTCTTTATGATTTGGATCATCTACTAATTCTAATAGTTGTTTAAATGTATTAACACTTAGTGAATTATAAATAGGATTTGACATATTATATTATAATAAATATAATATTTAAATTATTTTATTTATAATAATCATCAAAAACTATATTTTTTATATGAAAAATAGTCTTGTCACTAACTTCCGGTTTTTTATAAGCTAAATGTTTTTCATTTTCTAAATAACAATCTTTATATTTATCACAAGGTAAATTGTCTTTAATGCATTCTTCAATAGGTAATAGACAACTATTTATATAATTTTCTTCTGGTTTATTTCCCCAATCATACCATTCATCTATATTTTTAATAAATTGTACGGCTGGATGACTTCCTGCTTCAATCGATGTCCAAGGAAGTTTTACATTATTTTCTCCTGAGTTCATAGAATCTCCAAAAAAATTTCCACCAATTGCTAAATTAATAATTAATTTAAATGTATCATGAAAAGGTGCGTCATAATTGTTATCATCTAGTAAAAAATCTGGTATATATTTACCCATCATCTTAGCATATTTATAAAATCCTGCAAGATATCCTTTTTTCATAACTTCGTCTCGATATATATTTGAACTGTCTTGACTTTTTGCAGCTGTTCTAAATAGTTTATCGCAATTAAGAGTTTCATGATTATCAATATTAATAATTAGATTATATGGATTTCTAATTAATGTTATATTATGCCAATCATCACTTAGATCAAACCTGTTAAATGTAACTTTTTGAATTTTTTCAGCAAATTCACTAAAAATAATAGGAAATAATGATTCATTATAACCATAATGTAAGGCGGAACTAACTGTCTTATAATTCATTGCAAACCCCATTTCTGGAGAATTACCCATACTTTCCATTAAATCAATCTCACCTCCAATTGGCCAAATTTTATTTGTTGCAGGTAACATCCAAATTGCTGGCCATAAATAATTTCCTTTTGGCAATTTAAATACAACAGTTAATGTACCATAACCAAATGTCTTTTTTGATACTAATTTTGTAGAAATAAAAGGTTTGGTTCTTTTACCGCCCACCGGAATAGCTTTATTATTTACATAATGTAATTCACCTTTATTCCAATGCATTGAACCTTTAGAATAACATCCATTATTCCAATTATTAGTACAACCATAACCATACAGATCAATATCTTCTCGTAAGTCACCTCTATCAAATAATGGCTTTAATTGTAGTGTACCATTTATAAGTCTGGCTGCTTCTGGGTGTAAATAATATTGCTGAAATTCATTATTACCACCACCTGTTGCACTAATTTCAGGATCCCAGTGATTAAATGATTTCCAATCTTCAATAATTTCCCCTAAGATACTTTTACACATGAGAAAAAAGCATATTAGCCACATTTTATACACACTTTACTATTCTATTTTATCTTTAAACCATTTTAACTATTCTAGTAAGTTCAGTAATATCTATTTCTGGTAAATCAACGTGACCTTCCCATAAATATCTACAATACGCCCAAACAATTTTATAATCTAATCTATACCATTCTGGCTTTAATCTAATTAGTTCTTTATATAATTTATCAGGAAGTAAGTAAAGACTATTTCTTGGTAATACATATGATAATTGTACTAATGGATCAACTGCTGTATTACTGTTAGGTTCAATAAATGTTGTATCAAATTGTGGTATATATTTACATAAATCTTCTAGTAATGGAGGATATTTGTATTTATAACACCATCCCCAATCTGGACACTTATCAGTGTAATATTTAAAATTCCATTCAAGTCCTTCTAGATAATTAAGACAAATTTGCTGTTTTCTTACATCATCTATTTCTACATTAAAGAGTTCTTTGTAATATCTTTTTTGCCAACCATTATCACCAATATTAATATATTTCTCTTGCGCTCTATCTAATATTGGTAGTGATGTTAGAGATTCTAAATCTTTTATTTTAGGAAATTTTAAAGTTAAATTTCTTTCTAATTTATCTCGTTTTTTCATCTCAATAATACATAATTCTTCTTCTGTTTCACTAATATCTTGTAAAAATTTACGTAAATTCTTCCATTGTATTTTATTATCTTTAATCAGTAATTCATTATTTTCACTAAAATGTTTTTTGTAAACATCTAAAATAATTTGAATTCCATTGGTTCTAATATTAAGTGCAGGAAAATGAGGCATAAAATCATTACCTAATAGAAAGCAAATAAATATATAATCTAGTGTACAATTTTTTTTTGGCATGCTATGCATCAGACTATTTAGTTTTTCATCTAATTCAAAAATATCTAATACATATAGGCTATTTGGTTTAAGATCTCTATTAATTGATGATATAAAATGTGGAGTCTCTCTGAAAAGATAGATATCTAGAGAAATTCTTAAATGAACTAGGGATAACATAATTAGATCTGCATCTAAACCATATATTACAGTAGTTGTTCTACTATGATATTCTCGATTATCACGCATATATTGATAAATCTTATGTTCTCCTTCGCCTGGAATATTACTGCTAGAAATAGTTACTTTAATATTTTTATATTTATTACTAAAATATGATTCTAAATAATTACTAAGTGTTTTCATAAATTCACTACCTGGGGTAATAGCTGTCGTATCCCATGCTTCTTGTTTATCATTATCTATCTTTTCAAGAAAATCATTAGTATACCATGTTTTATATCTTCGGTTTCGCTGCTGCTCTAGTTTTGCAACAGGCGAAACACCATCAAAAGCAATAAATATTTCTTTTGTCGGGTTAATTAAATTTATATAATAAGATAATCGACCTAATACCCATTTATATACTTTACTTTCATAATTTTTATCTTTACTATTATAACTTATATTTTGAATAGCATCATAGATAATAGAATTACTATCAATATATAAATTATGAATCTCTATTTCATTTTGATTATATTCTTTAATAATATTTGGATAATTTTTAACAATATGAACAAAATAGCTTGGTATACCCATATTTGTGATAATATATCATAAATATTTTAAATTATAATATATATCAATTTTTATTTGGTTCATATTTAAAATATAAGTAAAAGTTGCTGTCACTAATATAGTTCTATATATATATGAATAACCAAAAAAAATTAAATACTATTAATAAAATTGAGTTTTTAATTAATAAGATGAATAATTTAAAAAATATAATTACAAAAACCATATCATCTTGTCAAAAATATAAATTATATGATATTTTGGGCGCAAATGAAGTTAATGTATGCATAAGTACTTTAGATACACTATTTAATGATATTAAAGACGAACAAGATAAATTAAATAATCAAAAATTTAATATAATTGAGACCATAAATCGTATAGAAAAAATAGAAGAAGAGTTATTAATTATAATAAAAAATTTTGGCACAGATACTTTAGGTGATTTAATCTATTTGCTTTTTGGAGAAAATTACATAGATAATATTGGAAATGATTTAATAGATAAATATAATTTATTATTACAACGTGTACATCCAATTAATTATAAGATTTTACATTGGAAACAAGATACCACACCAAATAATAAAAAAGTAATATTAAAAAATAAAATTGTTGAAGATAGCACGATTTGTGAAAATGGTCTTTTATTAGACTGTTTTGATTTAGCTAGAACAAGTAAATCATTTCAAACAAAAGTATACGGTATAAAATTATGTTTACATGATTATCAAAATAAACGTACCTATCTCGTTGCCTGTTTTGTAGATGATACATTGATTACTTGTCTAGAAAATGAATACATAACAAAAAAATTTGCACAATTAGAAAAGTGTAAACCTAAAGATATGGAATATGATGAAGAACATTGGAATAGATATATTGATACTTTAACAATTAAAGATTTATTAGTCTATTCAATAAATGAATTAAGTCAACGTTTTACATCAATATTAAATCAATTAATACTTATAAAACAAAAAACAATTACTCAAGTAGTTAAAGAGTTTTTAAATAATGAACTGTATACACAACGAACTACATTAATTCAACTATTAATTCAGGGTAATGAAGAAGATTTTCAATATTTAGCATATTTACTATATGATTTACTTTCAAATGAAAATAATGGTTCAATTGATACATTAGAACAAACATTATTATATGATAGCTTGCCATGGAATACAAAAAAATATTTCAAAGTAGCTATGAAGCAGACAATACACTATACAAATACATTATGTAATTATGATAGTGATAAAATACCTTTAGAACAACAAATATGTTTATTAAAAGCCAGTGACAGCGTTAAAGAAAAGGCTATTTTAAAGCTAAAAGAAATAAAAGCTAAATCTGAAGATACTGGGTCTAAAGCAAGACAATACTTAGATGGATTATTAAAAATACCTTTTACCATAATGAGAGAAGAACCATGTCTAACTATGGTAGAAAAAAATCTACAAATTTTTCATAATATAAAAGAAAAATTAGAAGAAAGCAAAGAAGTAATATCCGAATGTAAAATTCCAAATAAACAGCGCTATACTAATCATGAAATATTAAGATATATTGATTTTATAAAAAAAAATCATATTACAAATCTAACCAAATTATCTTATTCTATATTGACTTCTAGTATAAAAAAAATAAAAAAAGACGATATTATAACTATAGTTTCATTTATTAATGATATTATTAAAAGTCATAAATTATCTTACAATAAAATCCATTATAGCAATAAAAAATTATCACAAATACAAAATGATATTATAGATTTTATAAATAGTAATAATAATAATTTTGATGTAATTAATAGTATTTGGATTAATATTGATAAATTTATAAATGTTGTTAACCCTAATAATATAGTTAAATTATTAATGAAAGATATTTATAATCTAGAAAAAAATATTTCATTTATTAGTGAATATATTTCAGAAGTAAAAGAAACATTAAATAATGCAGTTCACGGTCACGATAAAGCTAAACGCCAGGTTGAACGAATTGTAGGACAATGGATTAATGGAGAAAAAGGTGGATATTGTTTTGGTTTTGAAGGTCCACCAGGAGTGGGCAAATGCCTAGCAAAAGACACACCTATTATGCTCTCAAATGGGGAAATAAAAATGGTTCAAAATATAACTCTAGAAGATAAATTAATGGGTGATGATAGTACACCACGAAATGTATTAGCATTAGGAAGTGGTGTAGAAAAAATGTATAAAATACAGCAAAAAAAAGGAGATGATTATATAGTAAATGAAAGTCATATACTAAGTTTAAAGATGACAAAAGCAGGAAAAAAAGGCGATAAACATCAAATGATATTAGGGAAACGATATTTTAAAAATGATATCGTCGATATTTGCATAAAGGATTATCTAAGTTTACCCAAATATTTGCAAGAATGTTTAAAAGGATACAAAGTTGGTTTAGATTTTTGCGAACAAGAAATTGATTTGGATCCATATGTTTTGGGTTATTGGTTAGGTGATGGTTCTTCTGATTCTTTTAGAATAACTACTATTGAAAAAAGAGTTGTTGATTATTTTAAAGAATATGCTCTAAATAATAATTTACAACTAACACAAGGAAAAGAAGAAAAAAATGAAATTTCATATGATATTACAACTGGATATACAGGAGGTCGTGCTGATAAAAATAAATTGTTAAATTATCTAAAAAATCATAACTTAATAAATAATAAACATATTCCAGAAATATATAAATGCAATTCAAGAGAGAATAGATTAAAACTGTTGGCGGGTTTAATTGATAGTGATGGTTATTGTAATAAAGTAAATAATTCATTAGAAATAACTCAAAAAAATAAGAAATTAGCAGATGATATTCTATTTTTAGTTCGATCATTAGGATTTTGTGGAACAATGAAAGAATGCACTAAATCTTGTATGTATAAAGGTGAAAAGCGATGTGGGCAATATTATCGAATTATAATTAGTGGTAGTGGCCGTGAAGAAATCCCAACATTATTAGAAAGAAAAAGACCTAAAAAACACAAACAAATAAAAGATGGATTAGATACAGGAATAAAAATTGTTCCACTTAAAGAAGATCAATATTACGGATTTCAAATAGACGGAAATTCAAGATTTCTATTAGGAGATTTTACTGTAACACATAATACTAGTTTAGCTAAAAGAGGATTAGCTAAATGTCTAAAAGATGAGAATGGTGTAGAAAGACCTTTTGCATTTATTGCAATTGGTGGTTCTGCAAATGGTAGTACATTAGAAGGTCATAATTATACATATGTAGGTTCTACATGGGGGAGAATAGTAGATATCTTGATAGAATCCAAATGTATGAATCCTATTATATTTATAGATGAATTAGATAAAATAAGCCGAACAGAAAATGGTAAAGAGATTATAGGTATTTTAACACATCTAATTGATCCAACGCAAAATGATACATTTCAAGATAAATATTTTAGTGGTATAGACTTAGATTTATCAAAAGTATTATTTATATTTTCTTATAATGATGTAGATAGCATTGATAAAATTTTACTAGATAGAATTCATCGTATTAAATTTAAAAATTTAGCAATTGAAGAAAAATTAGTCATTGCAAACAACTATATATTACCAGAATTATATAAAAAAATGGGATTGGAAAATGTAATAGATATAGATAATATAGTAATCGAATATATTATAACAAATTATACACGAGAACCTGGTGTAAGAAAACTGAAAGAACTATTATTTGAAATTATTGCTGAAATTAATTTATCAGAATTAGCTAATATAAGTGATAATATTAGCTACCCTTTAAAGATAACAATTGAAGATGTCAAATATAAGTATTTAAAAGATAGACATGAGTTTAAGATTAAGCAAATATTTAATGAACATAAAATTGGTGTTGTAAGTGGTTTGTGGGCAAATAGTTATGGACAAGGTGGTTTATTACCAATTGAAGCAAAGTATTTACCAAGTTCTACATTTTTGGATTTAAAACTAACTGGAATGCAAGGTGATGTTATGAAAGAGAGTATGAATGTAGCAAAAACTGTAGCTTGGAATCTTTTATCTACTAAAAGACAAACAGAATTATTAGAAAAATTTGAAAAAAATAAATCATTTGGTATCCATATTCATGTACCAGAAGGTGCTACTCCAAAAGACGGTCCGTCTGGTGGTGCAGCTATTACTACTGTAATTTACAGTCTACTTTCTGATAGAAAAATTAATAGAAATTTTGCAATGACAGGTGAAATCTGTTTACAAGGGCGAGTAACTGCGATTGGTGGATTAGATCTAAAAATTTTAGGTGGTATAGAATCTGGCGTAACTCATTTTATATATCCAAAAGAGAATGATAAAGATTTTAAAGAGTTTGAAGAAAATCTTAAAAATAAAGCAATATTAAATAATATTAAATTTACAATGGTTAGTTCTATTAGTGAAGTTTTTGATATTATATTCGTTGACTAATATAATGATTGATTACTTGCCAGATGAAATATTATTTCTAATTTTTAGTAAATTACTAAATTATGAAATTATCTCTCTTATGAGCACAAACCACTCAATAAAATCAACTATTAAAACTGAATTTTTTTTGGCATATTTACTTAGACGATATCATCCTATGATATTTAATTCGCATGACAGATATTGTAAGATATGTAATAATCATATATACAGAATAAATGATAAAAATAAAACTTTTTTAAAATGTAACCACTAAATACTATTTATAATTTATAATTAAAATATGTTTATAAATTATAAATGGCTGGTATTTTACTTACTATTAGTAATCTTTCAAAATTAGTTGGCGCTTTATATCCATTATTTATTGTATCATTTTTAGTACTAGCATCAGTATTTAATCTAAAACTTACTGGCGTTGTTTATTTAGGAGGGATTGTTGTTACTATAGTTTTATGTTATCTTTTTGGAATGATGGGTTTAGTTAGTGAACGTAGTCCTAATGCAGCTCTAAGTTGTGACTTATTTAGTATGGGTAGCCATCCATATCAAGGCCCAAGTACACAAGCAGCTATTTCATGGTTTACATTAGCCTATTTACTTTGGCCAATGTTACCACCAATGCATCCGGGAGGTTTAGCAAATCCTATGGTAATAGCTGTTACATTAGTGTTTGCACTAGTAAATTCTATATTCCAATATCGCAATAATTGTTCTAATACTAGTGGTATTATATTAGGAGGAGTAATTGGCTTGCTTGCTGGTACTGGGTGGTTCTGGCTTTGGTATAGTTCAGGATATAAAGACTTATTGTTTTACAATGAATTAGTATCTAATAATGCGATATGTACGCGTCCTTCTAAACAAACATTTAAATGTGAAGTTTGGAAAGGTGGAGAGTTAATTTCCTCATCAACTGTTTAATTACAATATTGTATGATAATTTTTAATAGA